ACTTACCCTTTGCCATCACTGCGTTACTAATCAGTGAGAGCCCTTGAGAAAGAAGCGGTGCAATCAGTGCTGGAATCGGCATGATTACTCCTTCGGATATTTTTGTTTAATCGTGGAAATCGTAGCTTTCCATGCGTCATATCCGCCGTGGTACAGCGTGTCTAGCTGGTCTTCAATCGAAGGATATTCCGCACGGCGAAGGTCCGCATACGTTGGAGTGTATGGGTTTGGCTCAACATACGGAGCAATTTCAAGCTCGTCAATAATTTCTTGTAAAGCATCCCATGCTTCAGGCGTAAAAGATGGATGTATGTGATAAGGCAACCCGTTTCTAACTGCAACGTACCCATCTTTTTCTGGTGTAGTAGAACTTGCTTCAACTGGGTTTAACTTAAAACCCAAATCAATAAATTTACTCATATTCATTTCCTTTTAAGCAATGTTCCAGAGAAACCCAAAGTTGTTACTTGGACTACCAAGTTGCCCCGCAACAACAGAACCCCCAGCATTAACTCCAGCAGCGCCACCACCTCGATTAGATATAAACCATGCCCAAGTCCCACCGCCCGGTATTACCCAACCACTACCATTCCATCGGTCAGCGCCAAACGGTATCCAAGTACCTACATTGGTATTAGTTGGTTGAGGAGCTACACTAAGACCGTTTTGATAGGTAAGAGCCCCAGAAAAACCTGCACTAAGAGCTTCTACGCTAAACCCCGTAAGTTGAACCCCTGATGCTCCCGCACTTTGTAACCCCCTGATTAGCAACGAATACGAGTTACCGTTATTACCGCTTGCGTCGCAAAGATTAAGATAAACAGGGCCACTTGCTTGCGCTATTGCTATTTCATTTGTACCGATGTTGACCGAGCGCACCCCAGACCCGGTATAAAAAAGGTTGGTAGTGCCAGTAGTAGTGAATGTGTTAGTAGCCAGATTGGACAATCCAGTAGCCGTGCCTCCAGTAATAGCCACAGCGTTTGCGTTTTGGGTAGCCATCGTACCCAACGCAGCAATGTTTGTTTTTACAAATGCTGTAGTTGCTATGGCGTTTGAGTTGTTACTAGATGACACTGTAGGCGCATTAACCGTGCCAACACTAGGAGTTATGTACAAATTGCTACCGTCGTGGGTGATTACACCTAGCTGTGTGTTTGCAGCGTAGTTTGTAAACTGCATGATTGCAGCGTTCCCGCCTGAAGATTGGCGAACACGTAAACCATAACCTTGCGCAGTAACAGTTGTACCGTCAAAACCTTTTTCACCGTAGGCATTACCAACTACAGTCAAATCACCAGAAACATTGAAGTTACCCGCAGAGCTAGTTTGTGCAGAATAGAAGTTAGTTCCATCACAATAAACTTGGGCAGTCGTGCCAAAAGGAACAGTTACAAAAGAACCTGTAGCTCCACCAATAGTAACGGCGTACCCGCCAACTGTTTGGTTAGACACGATATACAGCTTAGGCACAAGAGGGGCAACAATCTTGCGAATCGCAGAGTTTGTACCACCAGCTACCAGCACCATGTTACGGGCTTCGTCAGACACCCCGTTAAGGTTTGACAAAGTGTAATCAGCGTTAAGCATGGTAATGGTACGTACACCAGATACCGCTTGTTCCATCAAGTTCCAGTTTGTATTGGTAGTACTACCCCAAATAGCCGACTGTTCACCGTTACCAATAAGTTGAATTTTCAAGCTTGTAGAGTATGTAGATGCCATGTTTTATCCTTGTGAATCGTCAATCGGGGTCCACCCCGGATTTTGTGTGTTGTTAACCAAAGCCCACCCCGAACCGCCCGTGTTAGCAATCGCACTCCAAGTCGTAGACTGACTGTCGTTAATGCGTATCCAACCTCTTGGAAATTGATTGTCTAACATTAACATGTTTTCAACAATCGTTGCAGCAAATTGTGCGGGTGCGGTAGATGAATCTGCTAGGTTAGCGTTTTCCGTTAAGCTCGTTACAAATTGTGCGGCTATCACTCTAACATCATCTATCCCGAAGTTTTCTATGAGACTTAGGAAGAATGCGTTAACAATCGTGGCGGTATCCGCCATCGTGATGTCTTCAGTAACAGAAGCAGCAAACTGCGCAGTAATGGAACGTACGTCATCCATTGTGACCGCTTCACTGATGCTTGTGGCGAACTGGGCAGTGACTTCTCGAACATCGTCCATCGTCGCATTCTCAGTAAGGCTAGACACAAACTGTGCGGCTATGGCAACTACGTCGTCCATATCGGCGTTTTCAGTACGAGACTCTACCGCAGCAAAATACTGCACCGAGCTATCGTCCATGACTACGTTTTCGGCAACACTTTGAGCAAACTGCGCCGTAATTTCTTGAGTGTTATCAAGCACACTGTCTTCAGTGATACTCTGCAAAAAGTCACTTTGTTGAGTACTAGAATCGTCAACGCTAAAGTCTTCCCGAACAAGGGCAACGAAGTCCCCCGCCGTAAGGTCAAACTCCAGCATGGTTACATTTTCAATGATGCTTTGCAAAAAAGCACTTTGTTCTGTGCTGAAGTCTGCGAGTGTTATATCTTCGGTAATGTCAACAACGAACGAACTTGTACCCAACCCAGCAAAAGTTGTTTGTGCAAAGGCTGCGATACCGAATGACATAGCTTATCCCTCGTCATCCATGATTAGTCTTTGAGCCTGCGGTGCTACACCAGCAGCGGCTAGTAACACTCGCTGTCCAACCTCATTAGCCTTGACCATCTCGTTGCGGAATGATTCAACTGCTGCGGACGTGCTACGTTGTTGTTGACTATTTTCAATCAACATGACAGGAATCCAAGTTACAGCACAACCCCAATCATCAATCTCTTCACTAGTATTAGGGTTAACTCCACGAACTTTCATAAACCATGCACAATCCATTTGTTTGCATGGTTCAAAATTGTTTAGAGGGCAATTTGCTTTAGGTTCGATTTTCATTGCTTTGTTGGTTCCCAAGCGTTATAAATTTCAACGCAAGCATTAGCCCAATCGGGTAAAGATGTTATTGGTTCATTGTTAGGTTTAGAACCGTCGGGGCTATCTACAAATTCAATCCACCCGCTATCTTGGTTCCATTGCAAAGCATGAACACCCGTAGGAATATTTGCAGAAGTTAAGTCCAGACTAGGCTCGTATCCCCTCATTACCCCATCTACATACACGGCGTTATCATCAACAATAATAGTAAGTTTCATATTGCTCCTTAGTTTTTACTGCAAATAATAATGTTGGCATATTGAACTGCAAGATTTAAACTGTGTGTATGGGAGCCCCCTCCACCAGTAGCATCTGGTTGGTTCCAATACCCCGGAGTTCCTGAGTTAGCCGCTGCAGTCGTGCCAGAAAACAATGTTGGTGGATTACCACCACTATATGTAGACCATACAACCGGAGCAGTCAAATTGTGTGTATGTGATGGTATCTGTGAGCTTGATAATGTTGTAGCGCCAACACTCTGACTTGCAAACGCAGTAGTGAACGCAACGGAACCGCCTGTGGTACCGCCCGTACTACTAACAATACGTAGGGCGTAATCGTTTAAAGACGTTACTTGTGTCCACCCAGTAGGAGCCGCAGCCTGATAAAACAGCATGACTGAGCCAGAGGGGATAATCGCTGCGCTACTTGTCCAAATAGTGCCATTAGAAACTAATATGTTACCAGCCGTTCCGGGAGATGGAACTCCAGTTGGTTGGATGGTATCGTCTGGAAAAGTTACACCCGTAGAACCATTAATAACCATTGTCATTACTTGACTCCTTTAGGGTACTTATCTTTTACCGCCTGTACTTTAGCCAGCATTTCCGCAGCGGCATCACCGCCTTTCCACAACGCATCGAGTTGGTCGCCAATCGGAGGGTACTCTGCGGCTCTTAGCCTTTGATATTCTTTGGACTCATATTCAGCACGCAGCCGTGCGTCTTCTGCTTCGGCTTCTTCTTTTGTAGGAATCGGCACGACAGAAGGGTCGTCATACCACTCTAAAGTAGAGTAGTCGTTGTTGTATATCCCAAACTCCGCATACGGCTGAAGGGACTTAATAGCTTCGTAAAGACCGCCTCTATAACTCATGCCGCAATCTCCATAAAAGTAAAGCTCTGATGGTTGTCAGAACCACCGATACGAACAATGTTGCTGCAACCTGTCGCACGGACTTGGATTCCATAGGTTACGGTTGAGGTAGTGCCCGGAGAATCTAGATAGAAACCAGAAGCCTGTGGATAGTCAAACTGGTCGTCTTGTCGAGATGAACCAAACCATGTGTCTTTAATGATTGTGCCATTGCGGGTTAACGCAACACTACCGTCACAAATTAAGTTAATACCCGTATTGAAAGTTACGTAAACTTTGCTGCTTGCATAAAGCGGCGTAAAAGTTTGGTTGAACGCCGTAACTTGTACGTAAGATGAGGAATTTCCTGTGTAGTTAACGGTAAAGTTGTTCCATTGTGTTTGGATAACAGAACCAACAGGAACAGACCCCGCAGAAATGCCTCGGTACTCGGTATCGGCACCCGTTCTAAAACCACCTGTGCTACCGTTTACTCTAAATCCAAAGTTTTTGCCAGTACCAGAATCATCGAGTAGACGGGTAACAAAGTTGTTAGGGGTGGTAGAGTTACCGCCGTCAACAAGAAGATTCCAAGTCCTGTTATTTGCCTGCCCTGCAGCCATCGTCATAGCCATTTCAGCAGATGTGGTAGGGTAATAAATACTAAACTGGCGAATAGGGGTTGTTGTACCAATCCCTACCAACTGACTTGCGGTAATAGCCATAGCACTCGTTGTGCCATTGGTCTGAAACTCTAACGCTCCGGATGTATCTCCGCTTAGATTAAGCGCTGTGCTGCTAGTAGTACCTGCTGAAATTTTAGATGTCATTAGCCGCCTCCGTTATATTTGCCCAAATGCCTGCCATGCGGCTGACTCATTAGAAGATAGCAACAAAACAGAACCGCCTGTGGTGTAGTTACCTAAAATCTGCGCTGTGGTGGTTGAAACATTACCAATTTGAGTAGACATTAAATAGCCCGCAAGGGTAGTACCCCGAAAAACAGATGCATTGACCATTGGGGCACTTGTATACGTGACCGGAAACGTAACGTTTGCAAACCCAGTTCCGGTTGTAAATGGTGTATACCCCCAACACATACACAACTTAGTGCCATCAGGACCTTGCCAAATTGTGTATCCATTTGTTGTGCTTGAATAAACAACAGTCCGAACAAAACCAACCCCAGTACCAACGGCACCAGAACTAAGCATCGTGGCAGTAACTACGTTTGAGCTAGCGGTAGTAAGCATAGTGCCCGTACTTGCGGGCAACGTAATAGTATTGGTTCCCGCCACTGCTGGAGCCGCTATAGTTATTGCTCCTGATGTATCTCCCGAAATAACAACGCTTGACATATCTTATCCTTATAAAACAACCCAGCGGTTGCCACTAGGAATCGTTACCGAAACTCCACTCGCTACGGATATAGGGCCGACACTCATAACGTTGTACCCAGAAGCTACAGAATACGTAGTGGAAACTGTGTTGCTATTTAAAACCAAACCATTTGACGCAGCTTGAACAGGCGCAAGTTGAGTACCTGTAGCAGCGTTGTATGTAAAGCTGGCAGTAGTTGCCATTGCGTTTGCGGTGCTGCCGTAAGGGATATACGTTGCAGTAACCGCAGTCAAACCTGTACCGCCGTTGGTAACGTTCAACGTACCAGCAAGCGTAACTGCACCTGTCGTGGCAGTATTCGGCGTAAACCCAGTAGTGCCAGCGCTAAAAGAGCTTACTGAAACACTAGATGCGTTTGACCATGATGGAGCCCCACCAGTATTGCCAACCAAGACTTGCCCAGTAGCACCTGCAGTAGTTACTTGTAGGGCGTTAGTGCCGTTGCCATAGACCACGCCGTTTGACGTAAACGAAGTAGCCGAAGTACCCCCCGCCGCTACAGGTAGCGTACCTGCAGTAAGCACTGAGGAGGAAGTGGAATACAGAGCGTAGTTGGCTGCGGAAAACGAGGTCAGCCCAGTACCGCCATAAGCAGTGCCAATCGTGCCACCCTGCCATGTACCCCCAGAGATGACCGCAGAACCAAGATTAAATGCGTTTGTGCCAAAGGTTACGCCCTCCGGCAGATAGGCGTGAAGGTCCCAAGTACCACCAGCCGTACCGTTGGCTGTTAAAAACACCGCCCCTGCACCGCCCGATGCAATCGTGCCAATCGTGGCACTTGCGTAGTCAGTAATGGTCAGGGTGCCCGTGGCGATGTTGTTGAACACAAACGCTACACCCGTTGTCAGTGTGGTGGCGTCAGGCAATACGTACGTCTGCCCACCCGTTCCAACAAGAGTGTGGATGTAGCTGGAGGCCGCCGTTAAAGCCGTTGTCCCGCCAGCCGCAGTGGTAGTGGTGTTGGCTTGGTTGACCCGGTTAACCGTGATGTTTGAGTTGGCATCCCGCAGCACCACCGAGTTAGGACCACTAGAAGCCGTAACGCCAGTACCACCGTAAGCAACAGCAATGGTATTTGCTTGCCATGTACCAGAAGCAATCGTACCTAACGGGCTTACATTATCAGAGGCATCGAGATTGACAGACTTTTCTGCAGGGTACGTCACAAACACACTCTTGGTGTTTGCAGAGCTAGAGAGCGTAATCGGCGAAGTGTTGCCGTTTGAGTTCGATAGAATCGTAGTGCGTGCCAACGTAGGGCCAGTAGTAGAGTACGTTCCAATACCTACTTCCCATGCGCCAACGATGGTATCCACAATACAGTAGTACGTGGTGTTACCATTGCCTACAACAGCAAACGTTTGAAATCCGGGTACCGCTCCTGCAAGAGCGACCGAACCTGTGCCCGCCGTTGTGGTACTTTCCTGTACCCTGTCAAACACTACTAGAGCCATTTAAGACTCCTTAGCTTGTAGCAGTAGTAGAGTATGTGACGCTAACAGTGTCGCCAGCAGTTGTAACCTTAGCGGTTGCAAAATTACCCGCACTATATAGCGTGCCACCTGTGTTGTTCTGAGTGCTAGAAGCGCCAGAACCCGTAACTAGGAAACATCCACCAACAGTACCGCCCGCCCCAGTAATCGTGTAAGTGATTGCTGCAGCCGCAGAAGTAGTTACGTTAGTCGGAGTAGCACCAGCAGAAGTTGCAGAAGCAAACACAGCAGTACCACGAACCGCAGAACCGCCTACTGTGTAGTTAACAAACTCTGTCCAACCAGCGTGTGAAGTCATGGTGTCTGACGCAGCGAACGTGCTGCCAGAACCAGAAATCAAACCAAGGAATGGGCCAACAACAGTATAAGACGAGCCCTTCAACAGAGTGTCCAACATCAACTGTTTGCCATCGGCGTTGACCAAATTAGGGAAGCCTTCTTCCCACTTTAGGTTGCCATCTTTATCACGGCACTCGACATGGTAATAACCAGCGATGCCAACGGTTTCCGTATCAGCGACATTTGCTTGCAGCGTAGCAACTGCGTTGTCGCCAAAATTGGTAAATTCTTTCTGCATGATTGCTCCTTAACTAAAACGAATAATGGCGTTTGATGCGTCATCCGCCGGAAATGTTACTGTGAACGTGTTCTGACAAGTTTTATCAGACCCAAAATTTAAAACACAAACCGAAGCACCTGTAGTGGCATTGTAGATTAGCGCTCCTCTACAAGTAAATGCTGCGGGGCTCCAGACCGCTGGATTAAATGACACAAACGCTGTGTTAGCGTAAGTGTTGGAACTTGGAGGGATGACGGTAAGAGTGTTTCCGCCAGCCGTGTACCCAGTACCCGTAATTTCGTTGGTCGTGGTGTACGCAGTCGTATCGGTGCCGATGTTTGCGTTACCGTTGTACAGCGCAATTTTGTAGACGTAGGACGTGCCAGAGGCGAAGTTCTCCAACCCGCTTAAGCAGTTCACTTTGAACGTAGTTGTGAGTCCTTGGGTAATCGGCATTATGGGTTAACCTTAATCTTTGCTTGTCCGTCACGGTAAGCGTCACCACGCTCAAGACCTGTGCCAAGACGGTTAAGTTGTTGCAGAGCCTCTTGATACTTACTCTCGTAGTAAGCCACCAAATCCTGCTCCCCCTTCATAAACAGCATGGCTTCACGCATAGCGCCATAGAAAAGCACGGGGTCATAGTTGTCGCCCAACCAACTTGTTCCGGCAGTATTTGATACAGCGGTCACAGTTACAGAGAATCCCGAACCAGAAGACCCTAAAGAAGAGCAACTTAGTACGTCACCAACAACATAGAAGTTTCCACCAAACTTCAAAGTGCACGACGTTACAGTTTGTCCAACAATAACAATATCCGCCGTAGCGTTAGAACCAGAACCGCCAGTCAAAGCAACGTTTTGATACACCCCGTTGGTGTACAACGTGCCGCCTACCAAACCGCCTACAGTTGTAATTTGACCCTGCACAATAGTGGGAGGATAGTAGAAGTAGTGCATTTCTACTGTGTAGTTAGCATCAGGCGTAGGTCCAACAATAAACGCTAGCTCATTGATGTCGGTGTACTGAGAACCAAACAAACCGTAGTGCTTAGGCAGCCCAGTGGACGAAGCATTTGGATAGGCTTCACGGATGTAGTTCACATCCTTGTTGAGCAAGTATGTGTAGTTGCCAAGAGCGTCAACTACAGCCAGAGAAAACGTAGACAGGTAATCGTTTGGCAAAGACAAATACTGATTACCTGACGAAAGAGTGCCCGTCACGTTCTTACGAAGTGAGGGGAGTTGAACTGAGTTATATATACGGTCTTCAGCCTCCTGTACGAAAACAGGAATAGACGCCACAAACAACGATTCAGTGTTTTCAGCGTAGGCTTGAATGTTGTTATATAACTGTTCGTAGTTCATTGTTAACCCATTTTTCCGCTGATTTTGCGACCCTTAGTAGCAGCACCGTAACCACGCATTACGCCAACGCCGTATGGATTTTCAGGAGCATAGTTGCCCTTACTAATACCGCTAACAGAGATGTTCATTTTGTCTACTACTTTGGCACCGGGAGTGTAAGCACTGTCTGCCACGATATTGATAGCTTTACCGTCCATTGTGTGCGGTGCAGCATAAACCTCAGCAGGTCCTACTTCTTTGCCACCTTTTTTCATAGAGAACTTAGCCATGATTAACGACCTTTCTGATTAGCCACACGAGCCAGATTACGCCCCATGAGCTTCATGTTCTTGTTCATCGAGCTAGTGCTCTTTTT